GTCGTGTACGTGAACCACACCTTCAACGGGTAACAGGTCGTGGCGAGCAATGCCGCAGGCTCTCATCCACCTACTCGATCGCACAACGGAGATCACTGCGCGTAAGCAAACTGATCTTGCTAAGGCTCGACTGTGCCGCAATAAGGGCGACGTCGTTTACTTGATGCGCGATGATCAGGAGTTCGGCCGCGCCGAGGTGGCGTCGCCGAGGTTCGGGATCGTGCAAGTCACAGGAGCAACTATCGAGGAGATGGCGGTAGCGCTAGAACCGGAGAAACAGACGATCACGATCGATGGGGTAAGCGACGAGGAGATCATCCAAGCGCGGCGGCTGCGGTTCGATATCGAGACCCTGTCCAGGCAGCAGAGTCGACAACTCATTGACACACGACGTCTGACCATCCCGAAAGCAACCTGGGACGCGGCGATAGGAGCACGGCCGCGCGTGGAGTTGTAGCTTGACGCTACAGGAAAAAACGGTTGGCGGCACCACTCCAGACTATGCATCGATTCAAGGGTTCATAGATGACTGTCAGGATCTCAACCTCGTCTCTGCCGGGGATACTTGGAAGGCGTTGTATCGAGCCGAAGTCCATACTGAAAATAACCTGATTGCAGGGACAGGCACGTTTGATGCTTCGAACTTCATTTGGATTACAGTCGATGCTGGGGTGGACTTCGCGTTCAAGGCAGGCGAGGGTAATGGAGTAGTCGTCGATCCGAGTGGGTCCGGACACGGGCTAGAGATTCAAGAGAGCTTCGTGCGTGTCGAAGGGTTGGAGTTTACCGGGGGTGAAGTCTCTTCGGACGAGGGCATTCGGATCAGCGCTGACAGCCTGACGGTGAATATCTACAGTTGCGTGTTCCACGGTTTTGACGTGGGCACGGACGGGGATGGAATCTACATCTATGAGAACGCCGACGATCTCATCCTGAACCTTCACAACTGCGTCTTTTACGAGTGTGGTAGAGGTGGTCTCCACGATCAGACTGACTCTGCGGCAGGGACGACGCACACGGTCAACATCAAGAGTTGTAGTTTTTATAACCCAGGAGGCGATGATACTGCGGGGATCCTTGCACGGTCAAAGCACGCGAACGACGTGATGACCTGGAACATTGATAATTCCCTGATTGATTCGTTCAAGCCGTCTGGCACGGGTTTCAATTCAGGTTCGACGGTTACTATTACCACCGAAGGGTGCATTCACGGCGATGATCCTGAGACCGACCTAGCCAACGTCGATACCTACACGCAGAACCTCGACGTGCTGGTCAACAAGGGTTTCGTTGTTACTGACACGGCGGATAAGGTGATCGTTGTTGGCTTGAATGGAGGGTCCATTGACCTGCACTTGAAGAACCTCGCCAACAACCTCGCGCTTGACCAGGCATTCAACGATACAGGCACCTTCACCGGTGATGCGGATGGCGATACTCGTCCGGGTTCTGGGGATTGGGATGCGGGCGCTGACGAATTTGTAGCAGGAGGGTCCGCACTGGTAAAGGTCGTGAACGAGAGCGTCACGATCGTCGAGGTAGTCGTTCCGATCCGCGGTCTGTTCGCGGTGGTCGATGAAGCTATCGCGATCGTAGAAACCGTTCCGCGGATCGCTGCGCTGACTCGTGTCTTCGACGAAGCTATCGCGATCGTCGAGACGGTCCCTCGCATTGCGGCACTGACCCGCGTCGTCGATGAGCCGATCACGGTTGTCGAAGTTGTCGTTCCAATCCGGGGCTTGTTCGCCGTGGTGAACGAGAGCATCGCAGTCGCGGAGACCGTCGTCACCTTGCTCGGCTTTGTCCGCGTGGTGAACGAGACGGTTGCAGTTGCAGAAGTCGTCGTTCCGATCCGCGGTCTGTTCGCTGTAGTGAACGAGAGCATCACGATCGTCGAAACCGTTCCGCGCATAGCGGCGCTGACCCGAGTCGTCGATGAGTCGATCGCGATAGTCGAGACGGTGATCACTCCTCTCGGTTTGGTGCGGGTGGTCGACGAAGCAATCGCGGTGGTCGAGACCGTCGTTCCGATCCGCGGTTTGTTCGTGGTGGTGAACGAGTCGATCGCCGTAGCTGAAACCCTCGTTTCTGTGTCGGGGTTCATTCGCGTCGTAAACGAGAGCATCACCATCGTCGAGGTCGTCGTCCCGATCCGCGGTCTGTTCGCCGTGGTAAATGAGTCGGTTGCCGTTGCCGAGACCGTTGTCCGCGTTGCAGCGCTCACGCGGGTCGTCGATGAGAGCATCTCGATCGTCGAGACGGTGATCACTCCCCTTGGTTTGGTGCGCGTGGTCGATGAAGCAATCGCGGTGGTCGAGACCGTTGTTGCGATCGTCACGGTCGGCGGGCTGGCTCTGGTTCGCGTCGTCGACGAGAGCATCACGATCGCAGAAGTCGTCGTTCGAGTTGCCGCCCTGACCCGCGTCGTCGATGAGAGCATCACGATCGTAGAGTCTCTAGTTCGGATCGCTGCGCTCACCCGAGTCGTCGACGAGTCGGTATCGATCGTTGAGACAGCAGTTCCGATCCGGGGGCTGTTCGCTATCGTGAACGAGACCATCTCGATCGTCGAAACTGTTGTCACGTTCAAGTCAACGGGCGGCGTTTACGAGACGCTCTCGAACAAGGTGCGAACGCGCTTCGGGATCGAGGTCGAAGACGTCTAATGCCTACTCCTGTTCAATACGACAACGTCCGACTTGACCCGCCATCGTCGGGGGTCTGGATCCGCTGCGCGGTCGAGCACGAGCAGACGGACATGATCACGACCGCGGGTCAGCGCGCGTACCGGATGCGCGGGCGGATCATCGCGACGATCAAGGCCCCGCTGACCGATGGCGACTTCGACGTGCGCAACCAAGCGAAGACGATCGTTGCTGCCTTCGAGGGAGTTCGCGCGGCGGGAGTCACCTACGATTCGGCGCTGGTCTCTCCGATCTCGCGTAGCGGGCGCTGGTATCAGATGGTCGTCACGATCCCGTTCCGCTCGGACTTCTCGACGCGCCCGAGTCTCGGGAGTGAAAGCGGAGTCACGCTGGACGCGGTCGAGGTCGGCGACTCGGTTCGTACCTGGTTCGGTGATCAGGTCGAGGACGTGCTCTCGATCCCTACGCAGTACGACGATGCTCCCTTCGATCAACCAGATGCGGCTAGGTGGGTCCGCTTTACGATCGTCGAGGGCGGCGCGATCGTTGCCGAGAAACGCGGGAACAACCAAGCGCACCGGAAGACAGGTCTCGCGATTGCGCAGGTTTTTGTTCCTTTGGGCACCGGGGACGGGGTTGCGCTCGGCACTGCCGATACGATCGCGGACGCGTTTCGATCGGTCACGGTCGATGGTATCTCGTTCCGAACTCCGACCCTGAAAACGATCGGCGAAGGGCGCGAAGGAAAGTGGTGGCAGGTGAACGTCTCCTGTCCGTTTAGTTACGAAATGCTCAGTCCCTTTTAGAAGAGAGGAGCTCCAGAAATGGTTAGCTCAACGGAAGCCGACTCGAATCGCGTCGCCCTGAACTATGCAAAAGAGGACGTCACATATGGCGTTCCAAACGCGGGCTCGGCAGTGTTCCGCTTCATGCGGTACGCGTCTGATTCGCTCAAGCAGGACACGGCGACGAAGAAGTCGGCGGAGATCCGAAACGATCGGAACATTACGAACGTGATCCGCACCGGTCTCGAAGTGACCGGCGACATCGTCTGCGAGCTTTCGAAGGACGTGAGTTTCGAGGAACTGATGGAATCAGCGTTGCAAGACGTGTTCCCCTCCGTTTCGACTCCTGTTGGAACGATCATCTCGACCACCGCGCCGAGCACGATATCGAGAGCATCGGGTGACTTCACGACGGACGTCGACGTGGGCGACTACTTTATCCTTCACTCGTGCGCCAACGCAGCGAACAACCGACCGATGCGCGTGCTCACTGTTGCCGCCTTGACGATCACGGTCGACAACGGCGACCTTGTATCGGAGGTTGCTGGTGCCCCTGTCTTCGTTCTGGGAGTTTCGATCGGCAACAAGGCGACCGCCGCGGGCACTGCGATCGACAGCTATTCGTTCGAGAAGCAGTTCGAAGACCTGACGAGCGAGTTCGCGGTGTACACCGGTTGCACGATCGAGGGGTTCACTATCGCATCCGACGTCGATGGGTTCGTGAATATCACGTTCCACATCATGGGGAAGTCCGAGATTTCCCCGCGCCCGACTGCGCAGCAAGACGGCGGTACGGTCATCGCGGCGGGCGTTGCTCGGCAGTTCAACGTCGTCGAAGACATGAAGGCGTTCACCGAGGGCAACGTCGAATATGACATGACGGCAATCACGATTGACGTCAAGAACAACCATCACCCGAGGCAAGTGCAAGGCACGCTCGGGCCGAAGTCGATGGGTTCGGGAACCTGCGAGGTTACCGGTAGCGTCTCGATGCTGTTCGCTGACTCGACTCAGGTCGACAAGCATCTCGCTTACACGACGACGCGGATCGCGTACATGCTCTACAACGGGACGAACGATGCGTACGTTCTAGAAGTCCCGTCGTGCCAGTTCGGTGGTGGCGACACGGTCGCGGGCGGACAGAATCAGGACGTGGTTGCTGAGTTGCCGTTCGAAGCGCAACAGGAAGCGACCGCGCTCGCGGGCGAGACGCAGCGCAGCGCTATCCGCGTCTGGAAATTCCTCTAGACTCGACCGACATCGGTCGTGTCTCTCTCACACTGGAGAAACAATGGCAAAGCTGAGTACCGTTCGGATCACCGACGAAGGTCGGTGGTTCACCTACTACGAAGATCCCGAGGGCGAAGTACCCTCGATCGAGTTCCTTGTCGGCTCGACTGCGAGCGCGAGTTTCAAGCGGAAGGAACGCAAGCTCGCACAAAGGCATATGGACCGGAATCCGGGTGCGCGGTTCTCTGGTCAAGGCGTGAGCCTCAGTGAAAACGCGCTGCAAGTTATGCAGATCGATCTTGCGAAGGAACTCTGCCAGGACTGGCGCGGCATCGAGAACGACGACGGGACGATCGACGAGTACTCCGACGCGCGCAAGGAAGAGATCCTCAACGACCCGAATCACGGCGATATCGTCGCATTCCTTCATCAGTGCGGAAACAACCTCGCGGCGCACACTCAAGCGGCGAAAGAGGAAGCAGTAAAAAACTCACCGACTGCCTCGGCTACCTGATCGAGTGGGGGCAGGAACCGACTCACCTTCGAGTCCTTCTCAAGAAACAGGCGCGACTAGATGCACAAGGAAATGGCGAACTCGTTCCCGCGCTCGCGGCGATGCCGGACCTCCCAACGCATCACGCCGATCAGTGGCGCGCGTTTCAAGAGATCCAAGCAAGCCGCGAGTCTGGATGGGATGGAGTTACGCCGATCAGTCACCGCGAGTTGGAATCGTGGTTCAACAACAACGCGATTCAGACTGATGAGCGCGAGGAGTTTACCGCGGTGATCTTCGCCCTCGATAGAGTCTGGCGCGAAGCGGTGGCGAAGCGGCGCGCGAAGCGCACTGCTCCGGAGGACGCTGACTGATGGCGACCCTCCCCGTTGCAATCGACGCTCGCGGCGCAGTGGTTGGCGCTGCGGTGTTCAACAAAGCGACGGACTCGATGGGGTTCCACGCGAAGGGCGCGCAGTCGGCGATTAAGAGTCTGCTCGGGATCATGGTTGCGTTCACGGCGGTGAAGGCTGCCGTCCGGACGATCGCCGAGTTCGAGTTGACGATGCGCAAGGTTCAGGGCGTGACCGGCCAGACCGATGCGCAGATGCGTAAGATGATCGGGACCGCCCGTCTGCTTGGCGCGACGACGCAGTTCACTGCGACACAAGCCGGAGAGGGACTCCTGTTCCTCTCGCGGGCGGGGTTCAGTGCTCAAGAGTCTATGTCGGCGCTACCCTCCACGCTCAATCTGGCGGCAGCAGCGGGCCTTGAGTTAGGTTTCGCCGCTGACCTCGCGTCGAACGTGCTGCGGCAGTTCTCGCTTGAGGCAGAGGACACGACCCGGGTCGTCGACGCGTTGCTGCGGGTCTCGAATCAGGCGAACACGGACGTTCGCCAGCTGGGCGAAGCGATGAAGTTCGCCGGTCCGATCGCCGGGGCGCTCGGGAAGTCGGTTGAGGAGACCGCGGTTCTGCTCGGCTTGCTCGGGGATGCTGGTATCCAGGCGAGCATGGCGGGCACCG